GAAGCATATCATAAGAAGGTTTTACTACATCAAAGTACGTATTTACGTCTTTTTCTAAACAAACAGGAGCGTAAGGCCTCCAATTATCAGTAGTTCTATTTTTAATAGCATCTAATTTAGGTATATTCTCTTTAAAAGGTATTGTTAAAAAACTTCTATTTCCTAATGAACGTGGACCAAATTCTGCCCTACCATTAATTATAGGAATAATTTCACCTTTTAGCAACCTCGAAGCACATTCGTCTGTACTAATTTCATTACTAGACGTAATTCCTAGGTAAGCATTTTCCCAAAGAGGTCTGTCAAGCAATGCTGCAGCTCCTAAAGCACAACCAGCATCTCCGGCAGCTGGTTGTATAGCTATATCTGTAAAATAACTATCTGTTAATAACTTAGTATTAGCTACACAATTTAAAGCTACTCCTCCAGCATATGCTAATTTTGGTAGTTTTGTTTCCACAAATAACCAATTAGCTAAGTTAGTTAAACACTCTTCTAAAACATTTTGTACACTAGCTGCAATATCCCAATCTAGTACCCCAGATCCTATACCTCTAGAGAGATCAGGTAAAAGAGTATAATCACCCATCTCAGTAGGCAGTATACGTTCTTTTATAAAGTTAGACCACTTAGGAGTTCCATGAGCAGCAGCAGCCATAACTTGAGATTCATCGGATAAAGGAGTTAGTCCTAAGAATTTAGTTGCAGTGGAATAAAAAAGACCTAGAGAATTAGGATATCTAAATCGTTTTAGCCACGTTACTTTACCGTTTTCATAAACTCCTAAAGAAGTTGAAAACTTATTACCAACAGTATCTACAACCATTACAGCACAAGTCTCCCATTGTGTAGTAAGTATAGAACTCATAGCGTGTGCTTCATGATGATCTACTAATACAGGAGTAGCTCTAGTATGTTTTTTTATATCAGATTTAAACTGTTTATATGTAGATTCTTCATAAAAAACTGCGTGATCAAAGTCTTCTTGAGCTTCGCGTAACCACCCAATAGTATTAGTAGGAAAACTATTATCATATTTTTTACGAGTAAAACGCTCTTCATGTGCAGCTCCTACTATTTTACTGTCTTTTATGTATGCCGCAGCGCTATCGTGATGATAGCAGCTTACTCCTAGTGTTTTCATCAAAGTACCTATTAAATGCTGTTTTTAATTGTTTTTTAGTTTTAGTGCTATAATCAGGACTCTCTATGAAGTCCACTAAAGCCCATCTATTTTTAGTTACCAAAGGTTTAATTCTATGAACCATAAAACAAGGAAACATTATAGACTTACCAGGTTTAGGATAGATTCTTACTAGAATGTTGTCTGGTTCGGGAGCTGAGAAGTCTGTCTGCTCTACTCTAGTACCTTCAGGATTCCAAGAACCTATCTCAAGGGGCTGTCCTTCTGTAAGATAAATAATATGTGTCCAAAACCTTTTAGAACGTGCAGTAGTTAATTTCTTATCAGCATAATCTAAATTATCAAAGTGCCACTCATAGCCCTCTCCAGGTTTAATTAATATAGCTTTTTTACCTCCAATATCTGAGTACCACTGATGCCCAAAATATTGAATATTAGTTTCTGCATGTTTTACTATTTTAGCTGCTGACTTAGCTATTATAGCATTAAAACCTACTTCTATAAGGTCTACCCATTTAGGGTCAATGTAATCTTCCATCTTTCATATACCTCCGCTGCTAATAAAGGGGCAAACACATTGTGGCCTGCCTGACTCATATGACCTCTACCATCAGGAAATCTCTTAGTTAAATCACGTAAATAATAACGCCAAACACAAGGACTATCTTCAATAAAAGGATGATCTATAATATTAGGTCTATATATAGGAATCATTAGTAAATTACTAGCATTAGCCTCTCCAAGTACTGCTTTTAAAAACAAAGCATTAGTGCGTTGATACCACTCCATTTTAGTAAATTTTTTAAACCAAATATCTCTAGTAAGGTCGCCCCACACGTCACCTTCTCCCCAATGGTAAGGTAGTATATAATCACCATTTCCTTTAGGATCGGCACGGTGATGGTGTCCAATCAACCAAATAACCTTAAATCTATTGACAAGATCATTAGATAGTATATAATCAGCTTGTGCATCTAAAGTAATGCCCATATGTTCTTCGCGGTTTTTTAACCCTAACATATCAAAGGCAGGTCTAGGTGCTTCCATTGAGGGAATAGACCATGAATTACCTACTACAAATATATCTTTATTAATGCTCATTGTTTCCTGTGGCGATAGCTATACACAAGGCGAAGGGCTTGAAAAACAAGAACAAGCTTATCCTTATAGAGTAGCTACTCAGTTAAATGCTAAAATTACTAATCTAGCTCAAAGTGGAGCTTCTGAATACCTTATTACATCACAAGTAGAACAAGCTGTCAAGCTTAAACCTGATTTAATAGTCATTGGGCATACCAGCGAATATAGATGGCAGACTTGGGATTTTAGAAATGATCAGTGGCAAGGATTTTTAGTAGCTAATCATGTAATGCAAAATGAAAAGTACTATAGAAACTGGATACTGTCAGAGCAAATACTATCTAATAAGCGTAAAAATACTAAAGAGCATCGAGCTTCGTGGCACGCAGCAGGTATGTTATATTTTTCAGACGAAGAGCTTGTTACGCGTTTGTGGAGCGGCGCAGTATCTAAACAAATTATATTGTGTACTAGAGCTGGTATACCTGTTGTACACCATTGTTGTTTTCCTCATTTACAGTCAGAGTTAGTACAGCTAACAGATGATTATATAGATTTTAATTTAGATATTGAGAAAATAAAAGACCCCGCACCAGATCGCTCTCATGCAGGGTTTATGAGTCATTTAAAATTAGCTAAATTTATCGTGAACAGAACAAAGCAAATTCTTTAATCTCTTCCCACTTAGCTTCTTCCTCTTCAAGATTTTGTTTACGAACTAGGTTAGCAACTTTAGTAATGGTAGTTACTGGGATATCATACTGCTCTTTAATATCTTTTTTGAGCTCGGTAATAGCTTCACGAATTGCCTCTGCTTGAATCATCAAGTCTACAATACGACTGATTTCTCCACGAATTTCTTTTTTTAGTACATCTTCCATTGTTTTTTCCTATGTTACTACGGTGAATGATTGTCTTACTTTTTCTGGTTTTCTTCTAATTAATTTTTGATCAGATAGAGAATCTAATATCTCTCTAAATATGCTCATACTAATTTTTGTGGTATCCTCATTAGATTCTGTGTAGCGAACTAAGATCTTTTGGTGAAGAATATTTAGAGCTGCTACCATATTGGCAGACCCTATTATTCTCTCACCCTTAAAGTCACCTTCTAATCTAGGTTTTACTAATTCCCATGCAGAGTTTTCCCATACATGGTGATTTTCGTCATCAAATACCTCAATAGGCATACCTTTGAGAACTTTCCAGACTATGTTTTCTAAGTCTGAAGTATTATATGGTTTCATAAGCTGCTCCGCTGCGACACTACGTGTCTTAATCTGGTAACCAATCATCTCTATGATCAGTTAGCATAAACCACATCAAAGCTTTAGACACAAGTGTAGCCTGTAAGTCTTGAGGCTGCTGCAAAGCGCTTGCAAACTCACGTTTGAAGCTGAGCCAGGGATTACGAACAGTTGTTACAGGACGAATTGAAGCTATATTCAGCTGTCCCCAGTGATCACAACGCTTACCAAAAGCTGGTGAGCTGCATAGAGTTTTTTCATTCTCATGCAACTTAGGTTGCAGCAATGTGATAAGCTCTTTAAAAGCTTCGCTTTTTTCGCTATCACTCAGCGTAGAAACAACTATACGACGTGCGTTCCTTACTAAATCACGATAGGCATTACGTGCAGTAAACTTAAAAAACATTTTTTTCCTCTTTATTTAATAGCATGTTATAGTACCAGTAGTCCATTATTTTTTCATTTTAATTGTGCTAGAATACAGGCGTTCTAAAATACGTCTAAATTCAGCAAAAAGATTGAGTTCATCATCTTCAGTTAATAGTCGGGCATGTAAATCGTCTAAATCATGCAGACTTCTTTCAAAAGGATTGGGTTGTTTCATATTATATCTTTTTATATGTGTGTTAAAAAAGTCATAGGATGCGCTGTTCCGTTTTTCTCCCAGAATTTAGCTTCATCATACCAACGAAATAAGCACATTCTAGACCAGTAATAATTAATACGATCTACACACCTGTCAAACTCAGTGTAAAAGGGAGCATCTAAACTTAATAGATTTTGAGCTTCTTCCATCCATGCATGAGCTAACCAAGGATTCCATCTAGCTACATTTTC